ACCAGGCAGTCAAGGAAATAAGCAATCGCATCAGCGCATTGCAGTTAGCATAGCTAACATGTTCAATAACTCAACTCAGTCCCCGACACAGAGCCGTGCCGGGGACTTCTTATTATTCACATATATTTGATATTGATAAATGATATTATTACAAGATAATGAGACCTGCAGGCAGGCTCGCCTGATTCTCCGTGAGCTCATCAAGGGCGACAAGTCACGTGCGCAGCTCTGGGGCTCGCTGGTTGACAACCAGCTTGATGATGTTGACTTGAGGTTCCTCCTTCCACCATTGGCCAACGAGGGCTACATCGAGGAGTCTGAGGGCATGTGGCATATACTGGACAAGGGTGTGAAGTATATGCAGACTTACGACAGAATGATGCTGGAGAGCGCTGAAGGCTATCTGGAGGGTAGGCTAAAGGACACCAGTGAAAATCCTCAAGAGCGCAAGCAGGAGAGTGAAAGGAGATGGAATAGGAAGATGACTGTTATTGGAGTCATTCTAGCCCTATTATCCGTGTTAGCAGCTTACACAGAACCTCTCTTAGAGAGGGCATGGCAAGTGATATTATCGCTAGTGATTGACAAATGACTATGATATAGAGAGCCTTGATACGGCTCTCTATACTGTCAATATCGGTTCTTGACTTTTTCATACCTTAATATATTACGTAAAACACCGCAAAGTTAGGAAAATAATCGGAGAATTTCAGAGAAAATCGGAGAATATTAGAGAAAATCAGAGAAAATCGGGGAAAATCGGGGAATTTTCGAGGAAAATGCACGGAAAATCGGGGAATTTCCGAGGAATCCATTCCTCGAAGTGGCAGAACCGAAGGAAGATCCTGCGGTCGTTTCCGGTCGTTTCCAGTCATTTTCGGTCGTTTTTTCGGTCATTCCTGGATATGATTCCGATTGGTTCCGATTGATTCCGAAAAATCATTCCGTTTGATTCCTTTCCGTTCCTTTTCATTCCCCAATATCCCGATTTTATGCTATACAACATATTTTTGAAAGTATTTTGAGCGAGGAATGAAAATTTCTCGCTTTTTTTTTTGCGGTTCCAATTATTCTTCGTACTTTTGCCAACGCTTAACAGATGATTGTAGACAATCCGGTAGGGCGACCGTTTCGCCTATGGCTTTTAGCCGCAGGCTTTTTTTATGCCCAAGAGTATCATTTTCCCGGCAACGGGAAAAAGGTGTACCTATATGGCGGCTGCATGAACCGTAGATTTGATAAGTCCTTCCGGATAAGTCATCATCTGTTAAGCAACGGGGAATGCAGCCGCCACCCTTTTGTTCAATCGGCTGTTAATGCTTAACAGATGATGCAATATGCAGAATTCAATTTTAATTAGTGATGCGCAGGTGAGACCTGCAGGCATCAACGTGAACGAGGGCATCCATACCCTCAAGTGTGAAATCAAGCGTGAGGCTAAGCGCCTCATGGCTACCAAGAGCGAGGCCTTCAGCTGTCTCTGCGGTGAGAGCGTCACCTATGGTGATGTGGCTATCACTATGCTAGGCATAGCTGCATTTGTGGCTGTCATGTTCGTTGGTGGATTTCTATTCGGAGGGGAGGTGATGTAGTTATGGAGGAGAATAAAAAGAATATCAATGACTTCATTGCCGATGTCGTTAAGTGTGATGGCATCCCTGAAGGAGAAGATCACATGCAGTATATCGATATGATAAGTAAAGCGCTGAGTGCTTGGGCAGATTGCAATGATAATAGAGGATATATTCTCATAGCAGTCGGAGAATCTAAAGTGGAGAACGGCTATCCTGAAGGCATGTTGACCAATTCTGCTTTCGGATTTGATGGAAACAGACATAAGCTTGTGGGCTTCTTAAGCGTACTTATGGCGCAAGATGAGAATTTCCGCAAATTGCTTTACTTAGCTCTTATGCTGAATAAAAAGAAGATATGAGCAAACCGAAGAATGTAATTGACCTCCACAAGAAGAGGCATAGAGTATATAAGGCGCTCATCGCTAGATACCTGGAGCTGGATTCTTACTACGTGCAGCTGTGGAACAATCTCCAGATATTACGAAGCGCGGCCAATCTTGTAACGGTTGCAGAGGTGCGAGATTACCTGTTTGATGCAATCAGAAAGTTGGAAGCCTTAGCTGTGAGAGTCTGCCGCCAGCGAGATAAATATGATCTGTGGGCAGCCAAGATTTTCGAATCTTGCAATCTGATGTATTCAGCCTACGGACAAGTATATTCACCGGAAGAAGAATTCCCTTATAATGAAGAATGATTATGGAGAATGAAGATTATAACATCGATGCGTTCGAGACAGAATTACTCGACGCATACTTCAAGTTCCGTTCCAACCTGCCCATGAAGGATGAGGAGACCGGACTTGAATACAAGAAGAGTTTCAAGACCTCGCAGGATATCATCAGCGAGCTGAACTGTATGGGAGGCGTATCATACGCCTGCGTGAGTGACTACATGAAGAGTCACGGCTATGTCATCGCTACGCAACCGGACGGAAGCGTAGCCTGGGCAATCTGGGAAAGAGTTCTTATCATCAAATAGTTTATTTGCTAGATTTCATCTACCTGTTTTTGAAGCGGATGGCTGCTCGGGAGAGTAGTCATCCGTATTTTTATTTTGGCAATTGCCAAAGTATCTTTGCACTAAAAAAGATAATATGACCATCAATTCACTACCATCGGGCAAGGTGTTCCTGGAGAACATACCCGATATCATCATTCTCACAGCCAAGACGCGGCTGGCTGTAACCATCGCACTCGCAGACAAGACCATATACGAGGAGTATCTGTACCCTGCCGATGGCGAGGTGGTTGTCTCCGACCTGGCAGACATCTTCCGTCCTTACGCACGCCAGCAGCTTGCCGTGTCGGCTACAATCACCATCAGGGAGCAGACCGTGGAGGGCGAGTCAGAGACCGACGTGGCTACCAAGCAGGCGAGCCTGCAGGTGCTCTACACCTCCGTGGACATCGTGGGCGTAGATTGCGAGAGCTTCCTCGACAATCATTTCCTCACCCTGCTGCAGGAGTGCAAGCGCACCGCTATCGGGCGTCTAGAGTATCTCCACTACCTCGGTACCGGCACGGCTACCGTGACGGCATACTACAGGCAGCATGCCGCTGATGGCAGCGAGGAGACCCGCACATTCACCGCTACTGCAGTAGCTGGCAATGACATCTACACGACCATCGACGTTTCTCCGTCTCGCTTCACCGCTGATGCTCTCGACCTGCTCTACTACGAGGTAGAGGCAGGCAAGCGCCTCATGAGGTTCATCATCGACCCATCGCAGCCAGACTGCGCTCCGTGCCTCCTCTTCACCAATTCCTTCGGATGCCAGGAGCTCATCTACTGCGAGGGCAAGCACGAGGTGAATCCGGAATATACCAGGGATGCTGCCTACATAGGCGGTCTGAAGACCAACTATCGCATCACTGAGCAGCGCAACTTCAACGCTGATACCGGCTATCTGAGCCGCGATATGGCAAACTGGGCAGAAGACCTCTTCCGTTCCGACGAGGTCTATATCGTCAACTTCGTGGATGGCAATCCGGTGGTGGGCAAGCGCATCACCATCAACTCGTCAACGTCCAAGAATGACAACCTGCACGACACCCTTCCGCGCTTCACCTTCAGCTACGTCTATGCGCAGCGCCAGCACAACGTACTGGACCTGCAGAGAGGCGGCAGGATTTTCGATAACACATTCGACAATACGTTCAACTGATGACTATCAAGAATGCATATCATATCAATGATGTCTGTCTCCTCCTCGACAAGGCGAAGGCAGATGAAGCTGCCGTAAACCTGAAGGCGTGGACATCAGACGGCAGGGTCATCGACTACAGCGGATGGCTGGTCAAGGGTGGCAGCTGGCGAGGTGGATTCCATCGCCTGGTTAACCCGGCTAATGGCGAGGTTCGCACGGTGCCGGACATTTATATTTTCAACTTTTTAGGTAAACCAGTATTTCTATGAGCAATAAATATCAGATGCAGCAGATAGGTGGCAATGCCACCGTCTCCCGATATGCCGTAGTGGCAGAGGGAGTATCAGAAGTAACCAATGCTGCAACCATCGAGCAGCAGTATGGCCGAGACACAAGCTTTCTCGGATCAGGAGAGATTGGTGATGCTACCTTCCGGGCTCTCGAGGTGGGAGGCAGGTCATACGAGTATGTCAACTATGGAGATGATGACAACATTCCTTATCTCCTGCAGCAGCTCCTTCGCAAGAACATGGTTGCGCAGCGCGCCATGGCGTTCAACGTTCAATGCTGCTACGGGCAGGGGCTTCGGTTCATCGACCGGGAGACCAAGCAGGACGTGGCAGACGAGGAAATCCGCAAGTTCTGCCTGAGCAACAGCATACACGAAGTGTTCATGCAGCAGGCTACCGATATGAAGTTTTTTGCCTGGTCCGTGGAGGTCATCATCCTCTCTCGAGACCATAAACGCATCGTCAATATCCGACACAAGGACGTGTCCTACTGCCGCCTGCAGCGACCGAACAAGAGCGGTCGCATCGAAAACGTCTTCTTCGGTGATTTCAGCCATTTTCAGCAGGATCTCGAGGCAGAGGTCATTCCACTCCTGGATCTCTACGACCCTCTGGGCGACCTGCTGGCTCGCATGGGCAAGGAGCCAGACCCTTACACGGGCATCCGGGGCAAGGCTCCAAAGGATGGTACGAACTGCAAGTTCGCCATCATCAGCCGAATGCCTACACCAGGCATGCAGTACTATCCGATACCATACTATGCCAGCATCTTCGATGATGCCTGGTATGATATCTACAGACTCATCGGCATAGGCAAACGCTACATGATCAAGAACACGTCTGCTCCTCGCATACAGATAGAGGTGCATCGCGACTACTGGGATGAGCTCTGCAACAACGAGGGCATCATTGAGCCGGAAGAGCGCAAGGCGCGCATCCTGAAGGAGAAGGAGAACATCATCAATTTCGTCTGTGGCCCGGAGAATGCCGGCAAGGCGCTCATCACTGGCTATTATCTTGATCCGAACGGCAAGGAGCAGCGCATGGTGCGCATCATCAACCTCTCAGAGGGCAACAAGAAGGAAGGTGGAGACTGGGCTGAAGACATGAGCGAGGCATCCAATGCGCTCTGCTTCGCACTCGGCTGCCATCCGAACCTGATTGGAGCGACACCTGGCAAGAGCCAGATGAACAATTCCGGCTCAGACAAGCGGGAACTCTTCATCATGAAGCAGTCGCTCGAAAAGGCATCGCACGATATCATGGCAAAGCCGTGGCACGTCATCCTTCACTACAATCTGTGGGCAGATAAGAATATCACGGTCGATGTTCCGATGATTGAGCTGACAACGCTCGACAAGAACAAAGACCAGCAGACATCAATCGTTAACAATAATGGCAATGAAAATTCAGATAAGTAAAGAAGACTTCGAGCAGAGCATCCTCGTAGCGACAAGCTCGCACTCTGAGGTGTTCGAGTCTGTGAGACCTCATTTCTATGAGGCATACAACAATATTCAGAAGCGCTTCCTCGGGTACGTGGGCGAGGAAGCACTGGAGACGAGTGAGCGGCTATCGGCTGCAGTAGTCAAGACTGTATGCCTGACTGCATTCCTCGGCAACGTTCGCCATCTCGACCTGGTACTCACTCCGACAGGCTTCGGAGTAGTTGCCAACAATGAGGTCTCTCCTGCATCATCTGCGAGAGTAGAGGCGCTGATAGAGCAGTGTATGGTCGCATGCTTGAAGGCAGAGGGCGAAATGATTACCTGGTTGTCTGCAACAGAAGGGTGGGGTGAGAGCCTGCAGGCGAAGATGAGCATACCGCTTCTGGTCTTCAGCATCGAGCAGTATGCCTTCCAGGTGAAGCAGGAGCTATCATCCAAGCAGTGGAAGGATAAACTGTCAGCACTCTACGAAGCTGATGGGGTGATGCGCAGGGTCATATCTGACGAGCAGATGGATGATCTGCTAGAGATGGAGCGGGGAGCCAAGGACAAGGATGACACCGCGGTAGAACTCATCTTCAAGGTGCGCAGATGCATGATCTTTCTGGCTGAGGGTCTGCTGACAGCCTACTCAACAGAGCATGGCCGTCTGCTCAGATACCTCGATGCCAACCTCGATAAATTCAAATTATATGCGGATTCATCGGCATATAAAGCTAATCATTTCAAAGAATTCAACAATGAAAAATCAAAACCTGCCTTCGTATTCAATTCGTGACGGTCAGCGAGTCTTCGACTTCTCAGCTCCAAGTTCGTGGGAGGAGCTGCAGGAGGATGAGCTGCGCTATATCCTCACAATAATGACTCTGTTCCCGGATCAGACGGTAGCGAAATGCTACATACTCGCAAGATTCTGCGGCATCAAGGTGCTGAAGCATACCAGAACAGGTTGGAAGTGCAGCGTTCTCTGTCTAACAAAAAATGGCAAAAAGAAGCGGGAAGTGCTATATCTGAGCGAGGGCGAAATCCTCTCTCTCCTCAAAAACTTCGATTTCATCGGAGATTATACCTATTATCTGCCGCTCGACACGTGTGCCGGTCTCTATGCCGTGGAACGGCTCATCAGAGACGTCACCTTCTTCGATTATCTGCAGCTGGAAAAGAACTACCAGCTGTATCTTATCCACAAGGACGATAAGTTCCTGAAGAAAATGGGGTGGATTCTATACCGGAATGAATCCGGAGAATCCGATGAAACCGCCATTTTTCAGTCTTTTGAGCTCCTAAATGTCTTTATGTGGTACTCCTCCATCAAGGGATACCTGGCAGAGAACTTCCCTCACTTCTTCAAGCCATCGAAGGAAGGTGGAGAACTGAAGCAGGAAGACCTGATGCCTGCAATGCAGGCGCAGATCCGCGCACTCACCGATGCAGACATCACAAAGCAGCAGGCAGTCTATGACTCGCTCTGCTGGGATGCGCTCTCCGAGCTTGATAACAAGGCGAGAGAGGCAGAGGAATTCAAGGCCAGAAACAGCAAATAATACAACATGACAGATAAATTATTCGATTCCATCGCATATTTCAAGCAATTGTGCGAGGAAAACAAGACCTGCAGGGCTTATAATTTTGTCGCAACGACGTGTTCCGGCCCCGACAGCGTGCAGGGCGTGATGCAGCAGTTCCGCAAGGCTGCGAACTTTGTCATGGTCTCAGACACCGTTGACAGCAATACGCATTCTGCCGGTGAAGGCTTCTTCGACCGCAACGTCTATACGGTGTGGATTCTCGCAGCATACAAGCGTGACGACATGGAGGACAGAGAGGCGAAGCTGAATCTCTGCAGATACATCTTCCGCCAGTTCATCAGCCGAATGCTTCACGACAAGTATCGCGAGGCATTCGACGGTCAGCTGGAGTTCCTGGATCTCCGTCAGATCTATTCGAGCGAGCTGGGCAGATACAGCCTGAATGGAGTCACAGGACTCTATTTTATGATGAACTCAGACGAGCCTATCGATGTACAATATGATGAGAACTTATGGCAGACCAATCAGCATTAGATGAACTGCTCAAATACGAGCAGGGATGGACCGACAACATGGGTGACTACTGGCGCGAGCGCATGGAGCGCTTGCGTACAATAGATACAGGTGCGCTCTATGCGAGCATCAAGGGACACCTGGAGCAAGGCTCCGTGACGACCATCGAACACAAGTTCCTGCAGTACGGTATCTACGTGGCAGCAGGTGTAGGTCCTGCTCACGTCTGGGAGAAGTGGACAGAAGCGCAGGGAGGCGAGAAGATTGCCCGAGTCAACGAGGGGGACCTGGAATTCCTCGGCAAGGAATATCGAGCGAAGCACGACATGAATAAGCCTAAGAAGGTGGGTCCTGCCTGGGGTGGTCGTGTCGCTGGTGGTCCGCCTATCGGCAGACGCGACTGGTTTTCGCAGAAGTATTATGCCTCAGTCATGAAGCTCAACGAGCATGAAGCTGACTTCTTCGGCAGCAAGTGGAATGGTCTGATGGCATCAGCGCTGACAGAAATCTTCCGTGGAATCGGTGCATCACGCAACCTGTAGTGCGTATTTTTATCGATTTCATCGAAGTTATATCTTTGCAAACAAAAAAACAATATGGCAGTAGAATATGATAAGAATGATCTTCAGACCCAGTTCGAGGGTATCAGAGATGAGCGGCGCCTGCAGGCCAATACGGCATACCGCATAGGCACAGCTTTTCTCTCGCTGCTGCATTTCGCCTCTGATGAGATGCATACGACCATCGAGGAGCTGCTGAAGAAGATCGAGGGCAAATATCTGTCGAAGGTCAAGGACGATGAAGCTGCCGGTCTCATCACCTTCCTCAGAGGTCTGAGGGTAGGTGCAGGCTACAAGTTCGATGAGAGTGGCAACATTTTAGCCGATTCCATCGATGCCAACAACCTGAATATCGGTCGTGGCTACAAGTTCGATGAGAATGGTGATATCATCTCTCGTGATATAGAGGCTCACGATATCAACGCCAATGACCTGAGCGTTGGAGGTAACTCCGTCTTCGCTGGTGATCTCAGTTCTCCGGACTTCGTTGCAGGATTCCTGACAGGCAAAGGCTGGCGGCTGAAAAATGAGCCGATAGAGAATGCGGCTGGTGTCCTAGAGAACAAATATAACCTGGAACTTGACAACCTCATCGTGAGAGGTTCAATGCGCATTTTCGAGATGATCATCTCTCAGCTGCTAGGAGAAAATGACAACCGCATCTTCACTGCGATGATGGAGGTGGATCACTTCGATGCAGAGAGCGGCAGGGTATATCTCGACACCAAAGAAGGCCGTATGTACAATTCCTTTCGCAAGGGTGATTACATCATGGTGCAGCAGTATAATGGTCTTCCCTCAGAGGAAAATGATCATTATGTCACGAAGAACTACGAGCTCCTGGTGAAAGAGGTCGGAACAGAAGGTGAGGGTGAGGATAGGCTGGCGTGGGTGACGTTCGAGAACTTCACAAGCTCCATGGCAGGAGCGACACCGGAGAAGCTGATCACGAAGCGTGACACCTTCGTGCGAGTGGACAACGTGTCAGACACAGACCGTAAGGGCATCATCCAGGTGATGACCGTAGGCAGCGATACTCCTTATATAGATATTGTCCATGGAATGAAAACCAATCCGGATTCTGCTCTGAAGGGTAGAATCGGAAACCTGAAAGGCATCAGACATCCTATTCTTGGCCAACTGAAGGGGTTCGGTGAATATCTCAACAACCTCTATGCGGTAGGCGAGTTCGTTCTGAGCCGAACAGGTGAGAGCATCGACACCAAGTTTCAGGTTCTCGAAAACATGTTCTCTTCAAGATTCTCCAAAACCAGCTATGAGCTGACCAACGAGAAGAATTATCTCGAGAATGGCCAATTCCTGGAGCAGATTACCGATTCAGAGAATAAGATCATCGCAGGTTGGGATATAGATACTACTGATGAATCCGTCTTCTGGTTCGACGCTTCCGGATTGCCGGTCATGGTCAACGGAAATCCTACAGCCAGCGGCAACCGCAAGGTCTCGCTGGAGAAGGTGGATGGCAGGCAGATTCTCCGTGTGCAGAATTGCGGCATCAGACAGAAGAATGCACTGATTAAACAACCAGGAACTCACAAGGAGTATGTTGCAGGAGAGAAGAGCAGCGCAGAGCTGCCTCCAACAGAGGCAGGGTACACCGATGTGCAGGACAAGCTATACATCAGCGTTCGCATCTATGCCAAGACGGCTGGCAAGTTGACTATTGGCTTCGCTGATTGCGAAGAGGTGAGGGGAAAACAGAATACCCTGCAGCAGAGAACAGTCAATGTTGCATACTCTGGAGCGTGGAAGACTATACCAATAGAAGGCGTGTGGAATGGTACCGGAGACTTCGTCATCCAGTACACCGGTGATTGCTATCTCGCAATAGCATCTCTCACCGATGAGCCGCTCAGCGAGCTGTCAAAGACCGTGAGCACCCAGATAGTGCAGACGGCCAACAATATCAAATTGCTGGGAGAGAACATCGATACCGTCAACAAGAAAGCTGTCAAGGTCGGCATCGAGCTTGATGCAGAAAAGGGCGAAATCAGGCAGTATGTAGATCAGACGGATAAGAAGAATCGCGAAGATACATCTTCGCTGATTGTGCAGACATCGAGCAGCATCACATCATCGATGGACAAGAAGCTGAAGGATCAGTACGATACCGTTACAAGCGAGTATTCTTCATCCATCAGGCAGACTGCGGAGGGTATCAGGCAGTGGGTAGGTAGTCAAGACTACGCCAACAACACTACAGTATCATCTAGCATCGAGCTGCTATCTGGCAGAATTACCAGTACTGTGGAAATGGTGGAAGCGAATGCTTCTAGCATTACTCAGATTCAGCAGGATATTGATTCCATCACACTGACAGTGGGCAAGGCTGCTACACAAGAGCAGCTGCAGGTAAACGTAGATACGCTCAATAAGAGTATCAGCAGTAATCTTGCATCTGCTAAAAGTTATGCAGATGGTGTTGGCAGCGGTATAAGAAGTGATTACTCCTCTACCATTACGACCGTTAAGCAAAATAGCAATGGATGGAGTGTAGCTGCCGGAGGATTCGATTCGAAAGGTAAGCTGAAATCATCTGCTGGAGCTGTATTGACTACAGAATTTGCCGGGCTTTTCTCTACGGCATTCACTAACAAAGGCGGTGTCGTAAAAAGTGAAATCAGTTCTTTCATTACGAAGGATGCAGCTGGAAACATGATTTCCAATGCCAAGATATCAGCTGACAACATAGTGCTGAGCAGCGGAGGTTCCGCTGTTGAGAAGGCGATTGCCAATGCTAAGAATGCAGGAGATACTGCGCAGAGAACGGCAAGCAATGCCGCTCAAGCAGCTAGTAATGCACAGAGTACCGCAAATACAGCAGTGAATAATGCGAAAGCTGCAAATGATGCGGCAGCTGCTGCAAAATCGTATGCCGCTACAGAAATCAAAGCGACGAATGGCAGCATTTCAGCATTAGCAGCTAAGGTTTCTTTTGATTCAAGTGGTAATATTACCAACATCAATAAAACTGGCCTTGTGCTTACAAGCACTTTCGCAGGCTTATTTACTAGTCAGGTAAGTGCAAAAGGACTTGTCAGCGAAGGACAGATGAATGTAGCCATCAGCAATGGAATCTCAGCAGCAACAATCCAGGCCGACAAGATAAATCTGACCGGTCATTGCATGAACTTCTCGGGCGGTCAGATTACCATCACAACTCCGAACTTCAAGCTTGACTCAACTGGTAGCATTTGGTGTCAGAATGGAACATTCAGCGGTACGGTTACAGGAGTAAAAGGAAGCTTTAAAACACTTAATTGTGTTGACAGTAACGGAAATGTAGTTGGTAATATACAGTTTGGCTCGGATGGTAGAATGTGGTTCTCGGGAGACATGTATCATCAAGGATATGATAGTGCCAAAAAACGTGGTTATCGCTTTTATGCGGCAGATATATGGTGCAGAGGCATGTTCGGACATCGACAAAAGACAATGGCATGGGTTTTCGGCACACACATGAGAATATACACCAAGGATGCTGACAATACAGAGGATACTGGGGTCTATATTGCACTCGAAAGTGGTATGGTATCAGGAAGAAGATACTATAAAATACCTCTGTATGGTTTTGCTAGTCATGGAGACGCTTCAGGTATGGCGATTGATATGGTTGTCATTAATTGCAGTTCTGATTTCTATTACGTATTCGAGGGAATGGGTAACGGCAAGGAATGGCGAGTCATTAATGGTAATGATAGACAGACAATTCATTTTGCAGACATCGGTGGTTGGCATGAGTTGAAAGGTGGCGAAAGCCTGTCGTGCGCTTACGTAAATCCGAAATTCCTGAATCCGAAGCCAACCAGCCTTGGTGCAGGAGTCTTCTGGAGTGGTGAATATGATTTGAACTGGTCTTGATTTTAATAACTTATATAATATTTATAATATGAAAACAGCAAAGCAGACGGTGACAACCGAATTTGAGCCGATTGAGCTCAACGAGAGTGTGAAAGTGAGTTTCGAGCGTAATGTCGCTGGAGATAAAACTATAATAAGAGGATATATCATCAGCAGTGAGAATGGTGAGTATTTAGGTAATGTTAATGTAGAGAACGGCAATCTTGCGATCTCTATCAAGAAGGATGATGTCGGCAAGGAAGTGACTGCTCAGATTCTTGCATCAATCCCGGAGTGGCTTGATAGCATCAAGAATGCCGAATAAGAGAGGAGGTGCTTATGAGCGATGTGATGGTGGGTACCAGCATCGAAGATGCAATCAAGAACTCTGATTGGTCTTCGGTCAGCATAGCCTTATGGCCGCATATTGTAGAGCAGATGAAACTTCACTCGAAGAACATCTTTGAGTGTGAAATGGTCTATGATCTTGACCATATCAACACTGTTCCCGCCCTCTACGATGACAACAAAGGCACTCGCAAGCAGGTCATCGTGCCTATGAAGGTGTTCACCCGTGATATTGACGCAGAGCTTGAAAAAGCTAAAGAGGTGACAACTGCTGCACAAAAGGCAACTGAGAGGGCGAATACCGCTGCTACCAATGCAGATAAGGCTCGGGAGGATCTAGAGACTAAGAAGCAGGAGGTTAATAATGCCGTTGCAGAGAGCAAGACCGCGACCGAAGCTGCCAAGATGGCTACTTCGGACACGCTTGCAAGTAAGAAGGCTATAGAGCAGAATGAGGAAACTCGCAAGACTGCAGAGCAGACGCGAGCCACCTCAGAGGCTGCGAGAGTCAAGGCTGAGCAGGGCAGAGCTGATGTTGAGAACAAGCGAGTTGCTGCTGAGTCTGCACGTTCTTCAGCAGAGCAGAAGAGAGCTTCTGCAGAAACTGATCGAGCATCAGCCGAGAACTCTAGAGTCAGTTTAGAAAATGAAAGACAGACAGCAGAGAGGGCCAGGAGTAATGCAGAGGCAGATAGAACCTTAGCAGAAGCAGGCAGAGTCAATGCAGAGGCAGGCAGAGTCTCTGCTGAGCATCTACGAGAGACCAATACATCTACTGCTATTGCCAGTTCAGTAGTACAGACAAATTTAGCCAAGGAGCTCAATGAGCATCCTACTATTGCCGGAGAAAATGGCAACTGGTGGAGGTGGAACCTGCAGACTCACGCCTACGAAGATACCGGTATCATCGCAAGAGGTGGTGCGATGTACCCAACCTTCCGGCAGTCCAGGAACAAGTTATTGATGATCGACTACGGCTCAAACGTTTCTGAGCACGTTGTCAAGCGAAGAAACAAATTAGTTATCAAGGTATAATGGCAGATAATACGAATATCATTGTGGTGGGCAATGTTGCCTTCACCGACAAGGGAGCGTGGGTCAAAGGCTATTCCTTCGAGTTCGAGGGAGAGACCATTCAGGGCTACGATGCCAATGACATCGTCCACACAGCCAATGGTGTGTACGCATCTCTCATCGATGGCAATACATCTGACCCTTCAGACACCAGCGACTCCTGGCGCCTCTGGCTAGACAAGACTGCGGCAACTAAGGCCAAGAGTGCAGCCGATGATGCCAACAAGGCTGCGAATCTTGCCAATACTGCAGCTGCTTCTGCAAACGCACAGGCAGCAGAAGCACAGCAGCAGGCTACAGCTGCAGAGGAGAAGGCGCAGCTTGCAACGGAGGCTGCGACAAGAGCAGACGAGAAAATCGCAGAGATGAACAGTCTCGCAGGTCAGATTGCGTCTGGCTTCATCGCTCCTTCTCGCATGAATCTCAGATATCAGACTGAGATCAGCATCCGCAACAAGCAGAAGCAGAAGATTGAGGCGAGCATCCTGCCGGCATACTTGCCGCAGAGTGTCCTCTATCAGAGAGTAGAGGGTGATTCAGTTATGTCTGACCCTTCCGGCAATCTGACCGTCAAGGGTACAGGCAAGACCAAGCTCTGGGTGATTCCAACCGCTAATACTCCGTTATGGCAGGAAGTGACCATCAACGTCAGACAACCATATATGCGACTCTCTGCAACAGGAAAGATTCGCAAAAACGGCAATAAAATCCGAATTGTTTAATCGATTAAATATAATGTAATATGGCATTTACAGAGAATGAAGAGACGAAGCTGAAGGCTATCATCGCAGCCTTCGACAATGCTCAGCAGGTCGATGACCTGCCTCAGTCTGACATGACAGCAACCGACAAGATTATCGAGGTCTTCGACAAAAAGTCGGGCAAGTCAGAGCAGATGACTATCAAAAATGCGGTGCAGCTCGGTCAACACCCATGGTGCGGTAGAGTGTGGAACCTCGACAACGCAACCCCTAAGGCCGCTGCCTATGTAGGCTCCCTCGAGCTCCTGCAGAACTTACACCAGGAACTCGGACTTGGCGGCTATCTGGTCAAGAATGACCATACTCGTCGCAAGCTTGATTCCAAGGATCATTACAAGTATGCGACTGGCGAAGCGGCCAAACTCGATGGTACCGAGGGGCACTATCAGTGGGGTTGGGGAAAAGAGTGGTACATGGTCATCAAGACCGTAGGCAGACTACATTACGAGATGATTAGCCCTTGGCCTATTCAGGGAGAGTTCAACTACAAGATTCCAATTGCCAGCATCTCTGCAGCAGGATTTGCGACAATCGAGCGCAGTACTGGCAAGCTCGTAAGCTACATCAACGATGGCGCTGACTATCGAGGAGGCAATAATGATGCGACTCTCGACAATACGAACCGCACCATGCTGGGCAAGCCAGCAACTCAGCAGACTACAGAGTACTTCCGAGCAGCAGCGCGCAAGAATGGTACCGGATGGCTCTGCACGACGATGCGCCATACAGCTGCCATCGCAGTACTGTTCGGTGTCATCTTCGGTACTCATTACGACCAGGCTGCTGTCAATTCTGCTAAAGATGAGAATGGCCTGTTCCAGGGTGGACTAGGAGCTGGAGTAACGCAGATGCCTGACTGGAATGGCTACAACGGTTATCGCCCTGTCGTACCGATGTCTGCTGGCATCGAACTCGGAGACTCCTGCGGTGAATCTAGCTATGAGGTCAAAAAGGATGATGGTACCGTAGTCTATACAGCCAAGATTCCTAGCTTCTTCGGATATAAGAATGGATTCGGCAACCTCTGGCGTATGATGGATGATGAGCAGGTGCAGTGCAACGAGGACACATCGGTTGTACACCTCGTTGCTCCATCCATCTATGGTACCTGGACAATAGGCAAAGCTGAAGGCATGATTGCCTACAGCAAGTCGGAGACAGAAAGTGAAGGGTGGGTGAAGGAGCTGTGTATGGAGCACCTCGAGAACTTCCCGACTAAAAAAGGTGGTACAGAGACGACCTATTGGACTAGCTACTTCTGGAACAATAGTGGAGCGACATCCGGTTTTCGTCTTTGCCTCCGTGGTGCCAATGCCAGCTATGGTGGTCTATGTGGTCTCTCGACGCTCCACGTTAACAATGCTGTCTCTGATGCCTCTGCGAACTTCGGTGCGGCCCTCTGCGAAGCAGCATCCGAGTGGCCTGTGGAGCCAACATACTACGCAGCAGCCTAGGTTGGCTGCGTAGGCTCAAAAGACAGAACAATCTGAAGAACCTGGGGCTCCGGAGCACACGGCTCGCTGCGCGAGCCCCACCTTCCGCCCTTTGGGCGGACGATTTTTTTTTGAAATTTCGCTCTTTGACTTTTTTCATTCCGATTTTTTTTAGTACCTTTGCACCCGGATAGAATCCAGGTTGTGATTCCCTGTGCCGGTTTTCGTCTTTGCCTCCGTGGTGCCAATGCCAACAATGGTGGTCAATGTGGTCTCTCGACGCTCAACGTTAACAATGCTGTCTCTGATGCCAATGCGAACTACGGTGCGGCCCTCAACTTATAGAAATCCACAGTTTTTGTGTGCTTATGTGGAGAATCGGGAATCAGACCTTGCCCCAAGGCAGAAAATTCACTTATCTAGATTAGCTGGTAGATGATGACAATAGGGTCATCCGGTCGAAGGTTAGGACTCTTAATTAAGCAGACAACGGATTTGTACACCGCATTATACACCGACATGCACCGTCATATACACCGACACATACACCGACATATACACCATATTAGTTATCATTCATTAATTAATGCATAGTGAAGAGAATAGGTAATATATCCGTTATTGTCGAGACTTTACAGAATTTTCGTGAAGCCTTTTATGAGTTTTCGAAGCATAAGAGGTCGAGATTAAGCGTGCAAGCTTTCGAGGAGGACCTGGAGCATAAGCTTCTGGTGCTCCTTCGTGCGTACGAGACTGGTGAATGGCATACTTCGGAGTATGAGGCCAAGCTTGTGACAGAGCCGAAGGTTCGTACTGTCAACAAGCTACCAGTTCCTGATCACGTCATCCAGCACGCTGCCCTCAATCCTTCGGAACCCTTGCTGCGTAGCAAGATTCCGTTCAATTGTCCGGCAGGTACCAAGGGGCGTGGTACTCATTTCTTCTATCGCATTGTCAAGCGTGACATATACAATTCTCCACAGCAGGAGACTGCATATTGCGCACCGATGGACATACACCACTATTTCATGACCATCGAGCATAATCGGTTGAAGAGCGAGTATCGTCTGTATATCAAGGACCGCAAACTGCTATACTTCATCGACGAAGTCGTTGACAGCTATGCCAATGGCGTTGTCCTCGGTGTTAAGCTTACACAGCTTTTAGGTCAGCTATATCTTGTTAGATTCGATTATCTCGCTATGCGGTGCTTCGATATCCTGGAGGATACTGAGCGATATCACTACTGGCAGGCTCGCTACGTCAGTGATATGCTCGTCACTTGCAGGACAGAGGAGCAAGCAAGATTGATAACTAGCGTACAATCGTTGAATGAGCGATTCGATCGCTTCGTTCGGCAAGGACTCAGCTATTATTATAGGTTTATGGACAATATCTTCATATTGCATGAAGATAAGGTTTTCCTGCGACTGATGGTTGAATTGAGTGCTATGCATCTGGCCAGAGATTGGAAGCTGCAGATTAACCGGTCGTGGAATATTCATCGCACCTGCGATGGTATTGACTTCTGCGGGCAGGTTATATATGCAGATCATGCTAAAATCCGGAAACGTAGCAAGCAGGCTTTGTGCAGGCAGGTCGCAAGACTACGCAAGAAAGGCTATAATAATGAGCAGATCAGAGTCATAGCTGCATCGAGGCTAGGAATTGCGAAACACGCAGACACAAAAAACTTATTACAGAAAATCGGAATGAAAACTTATAGAGACAACCTCGGCATCAAGAGAGGGGAAATTCCCTTCGCAAGCATGACCAAGCGGCAGAAGAAGCACATAGGAGATGTATTGTGCAAGGATGGTATAGACTATGAATCTCATCTTATCCTCATAGAGGACTACAAGATTGACAAGTCAACAGTTAGTTTCAAAACTCAGCAGGTCGAAAAAGTGGATGAGCACGGCAATAAGTTCATCGTTCAGGAGAAGGTTCCGAACGACAGACTGGCACTAAAGTTCAGATACATCGATTATGTTGAGACGAGAGAGGAGTTGGATGAGAATGGGGAACCAATCGAGGTTCCGCACTGGAAGGATGAAACCTGGTGGTTGTATTCCGGTGCTGAGATACTTATTACACAAGCACGTGAGGAATGGTGCTTTCTGGAGAAGCCGTTTTATGTTGTAGTCGGAGAGCTGAAAAACAAATTCGGCAAAACGTTTTACAAGTTTATATAGTAGATGAATAAGAAAATTTATCTCGTTCGCATGAACTACGTCAGATACGACGGAAATCACTATCTGTTATATCTGAATGAGAAGAAAATTGAAAACTATCAGCCAGACTCTAATATGATAGAGTCTGAGAGTGATGGTGAGACGGTCACAGCATATAGTTATGAGGGTAGCGAGCCGGATGGCTCAGTCAAGATTGAGGCTACTTCAGCAGGGTACAACGATTTCGTGGCAGGACTTGTCAGAACCAAGTACAGCCAGAATGATGTAGAAGCAATCCTCTGCAACCATGGAGATGGCGATACTGCTCACGAAGCAGAATACCAGGCATTCCAGGAGTGGAGAGAGCAGGCGAAGGTAATCGCCAAGGAGATTCTCGAACGAGATATTGCATAATCAATACGGCAGGTAGTCATAGCATTACCTGCCGTATTTTTATTTTTCCCCACATAATTGTATCTTTGCCCTAAAAAAGAGAAAAAGATGCAGAGAAATACCAAAGACTGGATACGCTATAGCAGCGCTGGTTTCGTACTGATTGCAGCAATAGTTCTAGTGTATATTAGCTACTTTTGCTCACAAGACGTTACATCAAACGTCTTGTGGTATTTTGGTCAGAGTCTTATGTACGTTGCGACAGCTTTTGGCTTCGAACTTACATTCGACACTCGAGTCAAGGATTTAATAGATAAATATAAAAATCATGGGGAGAAAGATTAAATTCATTTTCGTTCATTGCACAGCAAGCCGACAGACATGGACAGTCGATGCCTTGCTGAAGGAGTTTAGAAACAAGGGCTGGCATTATCCAGGTTATCACTGGGTGGTCACCGCGGATGGCAAGCGCACACAGCTGATGACAGAAGACCTGCCATCAAATGGTGTAAAGAATCACAATCACGAGGCTATCAATGTCGCATACATGGGTGGTATCTCGCGAACAGGCAAACCAATCGACAACCGCACAGATGCGCAGAAGGAGAGCCTTCGCGAACTGCTGAAGGAGCTCAGACAGAGATACCCTGATGCCAAGATACTCGGTCATCGTGATATCTCGCCTGACAAGAACCACAATGGCGTGGTTGACCCTTGGGAGCGAATCAAGGAGTGTCCTTGCTTCGATGCTATTCCAGAATATGCTGACATCTAAATCGTAGGATATGAAGAAGATTCTGAGATTCATAGGCATTATCATCGCAGTGATACTGGCTATCGCTGCATTCGTCTGGTTATTCGACTCGAGACAGAAGCGAGCGGAGAAGGAGTTGAGGGAGCAGTTCAACCAACTGGCGCTGAACTATGCACCAGCTAAGCGTGATACCATCAGAGATTCCGTAAAGGTCATCACTCAGCAAGTGCTGATGATGCCTCCTGATGAGTATAGGTCATACGCCATTGACCGGCAATTGCTCAAGGATATCAATCTGCAGGTGAAGCAGATTGTTGCTGACCAGCGAACGGTTGTTGTCACAGCCGATTCCGTCAAGACGAAGCGCAGAGAACATATCTATAGCTATAGTGATGCGTGGCTGAACTTCCGGCTCAACACCGCAGACTCTATCCTTACATATAAGGCAAGAGACAGCTTGCAGACCATCATCGCAAGGCAATTCAAGCATAAATTCTTGTTTTGGAAGTGGGGTACCAAGGGATACCAGGTCAAGGTCATCAACTTCAACCCTCATTCCACCATATCTTATAATAACTATATCCAAGTCACCGAATAATGGCAAGACAAGAGGTATATACAACCGTAGTGAAGCTCAATTCAGAAGAGGCGAAGAACCGTCTGAAGGAGCTCGAAGATAAAGTCGCTCGTCTGAAGAAGGCAAAACAGGATGCCTTCTCGACGGGCGATTCCCGTATAGGCGCATCCCTCGCCAAGGACCTGAAGGCTGCCGAGCGAGAGATGAAGCAATTCAAAAACTCGACCATGAGCGTCAAGGAGACGCTCGATAACCTGTCCTCTGCAAGCCTCGGACAGCTTGAGAAAGCTGCCCGACACCTGAAGGGTCAGATGAAGGCGGCATCTGATCCGTCAGACTATGCCAAGCTGGAGAACCAGCTGAGCAAAGTCAAGGAGCAGATGTTGCAGCTGAAGGGGGCGACCCGCAAGGCTGATGAAGAAGCGCATCGAATGACTGCGACCTTGTCTAATCTGAAGCATGCTTCTCTCAACGACCTCAACTTCACATCAAGCAAGCTGAAGTCGCAGATGGCTGATTTCGACCCTCAGTCAACCATGTACGCCTCTAGAGCAGCCCAGCTGAAACTGGTGGAAGCAGAACTGGAGCGCATACATCAGAGTGAGCGTAGAGTCGTAACTCTGATGCAGCAGTATGACAAGGAGATTGAGGAGACCCACATCGATATCAAGGAGACCAAACGGCAGATGCAGCTTGTCAACCGCACCATGTCGAACCTGAAGACATCATCCATCCGTGACCTCGAATTCTCCATCAAGGCAATCAATCAGCAGATGGCTGGTATGGACCGCGGTACCGAGAAGTTCAAGCAGATGCAGCTGCAGGCGAAGCAGCTGAAGGCAGAGCTGCAGGCTGTGAGAGCCGAGGGCGTAGCCCAGGAGTCCTGGATCAAGCGGTCTGCGGATACCTTCAACCGCATGCAGGGCCTCGCCATCAGCGCAATCGCTGCTATATCAGGCATCACATTCACCGTCAAAAAATGCGTGGAGGAATATGCCAAGATGGACGACGAGATGACCAATGTCAGAAAATATACCGGTCAGGCGGCTGATGAAGTGGAGCGGATGAATGAGGATTTCAAGAAGATGGACACCCGAACTCCTCGTCAGAAACTCAACCAGCTGGCAGAGGATGCCGGTCGATTGGGCATCACGTCAACAGCTGCCATCGAAGAATTCGTTGATGGTGCCGATAAAATCAATGTCGCACTCGGTGATGACCTCGGAGACAAAGCAGTCTCACAGATTGGCAAGCTGGCGCAGATGTTCGGTGAGGACAAGACCAAAGGTCTGAGAGGAGCCATGCTCTCTACCGGTTCTGCCATCAATGAGCTGGCGCAGAACTCTTCTGCTTCAGCTGGCTATCTCGTTGACTTCACTGCGCGTGTAGCTGGTGTCGGCAAGCAGGCAGGCTTCACGCAGGCGCAGATCATGGGTCTCGCTTCTGTCCTTGACCAGAACATGCAGCAGGATGAGACGGCTGCGACTGCAGTACAGAATCTTCTGGCCAAAATGTTCCAGGACTCCGCTAAGTTTGCAAAGATTGCAGGACTCAATGTCAAGGAGTTCGCCAATACCTTGAAGAAGGATGCCAATACCGCCTTGCTTCAGTTCCTGGCAGCTATGCGTTCCAAAGGTGGTTTCGCAGAGCTGGCACCTATGTTCGAAGAGATGAAGATGGATGGATCGAGAGCGACCGGTGTCCTCACCGTCCTCGCTGACAAGCTTGATGATGTCAAGACGGCACAGCAGTTGGCCAACGAGGCATACGCAGAGGGTACATCAGTCATCAACGAGTTCAACACGCAGAACGAGAGTGTACAGGCGCAGCTAGACAAGGCAGGCAAGAAGTTCCTGGATCTGTCAATATCACTTGGTGAGAAACTATACCCAGCTGCTCGCCTCTGTTTGTCAACGGCAAGCATTACTGTTCGCATCCTATCAGAAGTCGTTGACTTCATCATTAAGTATCGTACAACGATACTTGCCCTCACGGCAGCTATCATTGCGCTGACAGTTGCAGAATCTGCACACGTCATCAAGCTGAAGGCGATTGCCTTGTGGAATAATGTTGTGATAGCTGGCTCCAAGAAGCTATGGGCTGTTCTTGTCGCTCACCCATATATGGCTGTAGCTGCTGCCGTTACGGCATTGATAGCGGTCCTGATAGACCTCAACCGTCAATCTGATACAGCTGCGAAAATCTCCAAAGAACTCAATGACATCAGAGAGGAGGCACAGAAGGAGATTGTTGAGGAGAAGACCAAGCTCGAGAACCTACGCAAAGCTGCGATGGATGAGACAAGGTCGCTCAATGAGCGATATGCGGCAATCAGCGAGCTGAACCGCATCGTACCAAACTACAATGCCACTATCGACAAGACAACCGGTAAGTATAGAGAGAATAAGCAAGCACTCGATCAATACATCGCATCACTCGCACATCTCTATGAGGTGCAGGGAGCCAAGAAGCGAATTCAGAAGTTGTCAGAAGACAAGGTGGACCTGGAGCTGAAGAAGCAAAAAGTGCAGGAGCGATACGATGATGCCAAGAAGGCAGGTTTTGGCTTTTCATACTCATCAATCAGTGGAGCGACTGGTAATACTCGCATAGATGCCAGCAGCCATCTCAAATCTGAGCTTGATGAAATCAACTCAGCATTGGCTGAGAAAAATAAAATTTTGTCCACAATCACAAAAGTATATGGCAATGATATTCAGAGCCAGGAGGTGCAGAAGGTCATCGATAACAACAAGAACAATGGTGGTGGTTCAAGTGGAGAGTCTGAGAAGGAGCGCAAGGCTCGCGAGAAGGCTGAGAAAAAAGCTGAAGCTGAAGCTCGCAAGCGTGAGGCAGAAGCCAAGCGCAAGCAGAAGCAGGCTGCTGATTCCATCAAGGCTGAGACCAATCAGCTTTTGGCTGAGAATGCCAAAGCTTATGCGGAGGGTACCAAGACATACCAGCAGTTCGTAGATGATCGTCAGTCAATACAGTTGAGAGGCTTCGAAAAGCTGAAGCAGCTCTATGGTGAGGAGAGCAATGAGTACAAGCAGCTGCTTGATAACCAGGTGAGCGCTACCAAACAGCATGATGATGCCATGCTGAAGATGAATGAGCAGATTATAGAGCGTGAACGCCTGATCAAGCAGGCAAGCATCAAGGCTCAGTACAACGATGTGAAATCAGATATCTATCAGAATGACATCGCTCTCGATGAAGCCATCTATCAGAATGATTTCGAGGCGATGCAGAAGCGCCTCGCACTCTACAATGAGGGAAGCGAGGAGTGGCTGGATCTGAAGGCTGAGATGGAACAGGCTGAGCTCGACCACCAGCTGCAGATGCAGGAGGCATACCAGAACCAGCTGCGAGAACTTCGCCAGCAGTTCGGCAAGCAGGACATCGAAGCTGAGAAGCAGATGTATCTCAATGGTCTCGAGAACATCTACAAGCAGGGTCTCATCAAGGAGGAGGAATATCTGCAGATGAAGCTTGACCTCATCGAGCAGTATGCAGAGCGCAAGGCGCAGCTGGAAGCTGAAGACCATGGAGCAGGATCTACCCAGCTGAAGGTGGATAGAGTCTCAAACCGTATGGTTAACCAGGCTAAAGCTGAAGCAGGAGATGCGCAGAACCCTGCAAATGCCAGCTTCGGAGGCTACTTCTCATCTCAGATAGCCAACTACCAGAACACGATGGAGAAGCTGAAGGAGCTGTATGGAGACGATGAGCAGAATCACGCTGCCTATATGCAGGCGAAGGCGCAGGTCACCGCCAACTTCCTCGACAACATGGTGCAGCAGACATCTGCGGCATACAACGGCATCAACAACATTCTTTCTTCTGCGTCAGCATACGCTCAGGCATGCTCAGACCTGGAGCAAGCCAAAATCTCCAAGAACTACGAGAAGCAGATTGCCGCAGCTGGCAACAACTCGAAGAAAAAGAAAAAGTTGGAGGAGAAGAGAGACAAAGAACTGGCTGCAGCGAAGTCTAAGGCTAACAAGAAATCAATGAAGATTGAAATCGCTCAGGCTATCGCATCTACAGCAATGGCTGCCATCAATGCATACTCTTCTGCGGCCGCCATTCCTGGTACCGGCTGGATAATGGCGCCAATTGCCGCTGGTCTGGCAACAGCAGCAGGTATGATGCAGATTGCTACCATCAAGAAGCAGCATCAGGCAGAGGCAGCAGGGTACTATGAGGGTGGTTACACCGGAGGCAACCGCTATCGCAAGGAGGCAGGTGTTGTACATGAAGGTGAGTTCGTGGCAAATCATAGAGCTGTCAACAACTCTTCCATCAGACCTGCATTCGACCTCATCGATAGAGCGCAGCGCGCCAACACAGTAGGCTCGCTGACCGCTGATGACATCAGCAGAGCACTCGGAGCAGGAGCTAGCGCTGCTGTCGTTGCTCCTATCGTCAACGTCAGCAATGACAATGCCGAGGTGCGACAGTCTCTCGATGGAGTCAACTCTGCGGTCAGCAGACTCAACGAGAATATAGAGAGAGGTATCAAGGCTGATGTCTCTATTGCAGGGAGAAACGGCATTGACCATAGACTCAATGAATATCACAGAATGCTAAACAACAAGTAATATGATAACATGCATCATCAATGGCCATAAGGCCTATCCCATTTCTACATCATCCATCAAGGTGACATACGCCAACCAGTATGTCACCGATGATGGTGAATACACCTACGATATCACTTTCCCGATGAATATCCTGGCCAACCGGGAAATCTTTTCCAACGTTTCCCGCTTTGAAGTCAAGAAAAACATCGCCAAGTTCGATGATTGCAAGCTCTATGTGAATAGCAAGATTATCATGAGCGGTGTTGGTACCATCCTCTCTGTGAATCAGCAGGAGGTCAAGTTGCAGATAGTCGGAGGCAAATCCCGCATCAAGTTCAACGACAAGATGACCAAGCACTACATCGATGAGATTGACCTTGGCATAGCTGATGCTCCAGGTTCAACAGTGAATAAATCGGTCGGAAACAAATTCAACGACTTATCCAAGGTTACAGACATCTTCATCCTGAGCACAGACAAAACCAAATTCCTAGGTGTAGAGGGTAAATGGTGCTTTATGCCGGTAGAGGATGAGACATATAAAATGATTGCCAACTATGTAGGGGTTGACAGAACAGGGTGTCATTGTGGACAGAAAACAGCATTCATCCAGAATACCGCTGTACAGCCTAATCTGATGTACATCTTCAAGAAGGTTGTCGAGCATGAGGGGTATCGGCTTATCAGGAATGATATAGATGTCAAGCCGTGGAACCAGTTGTACATAGCTTCAGCGTTCAAGTCTCGAGAGCTTCGCAGAGCGCTCCCGCACTGGTCATCCTACACCTTCATCGAGGAGTTCCGGAAGCTTTTCAACGCTTCCATATACTTCGATGAGGTGAGCAAGACGTGTTCCGTTGTCAGTTCTTCAGAGCTGAGTACTGCCGAATCTGTAGTGATAGAACCGCTAGAAGAGTATGCGACTGACTATGACGAGGATGGTTCCTTCAGTACATCATCGACTGCGAATCTCGAATATAAATTCGACGATTCAGCCAACAGAGGAGACTATGAAGTCATACCTAAGAAAGTTTTTGAAAACTTCGAGCAGGTAGAATCTCGGGAAGGTCTAGGCTATTACACTCAATTCGAAATTACAACCATGGGCTGGCCTGAGAAGAAGAAAAGGCAGACTATTATCCATAATTTCGGAGATTACTATATATATATAGGTGAAGAGGGTAACAGAAAGTGGGAACTTGCAGGAATCTGGTCTCCACTGATCAGAGACGTAGATTCTGATGATTATGTTGACTTGAAGATTTCTCCTGCTGCACAGGTTGTAGAAGATATCAACTTCAGAAGCTGCGCGGTCTTCGAAGACAATTGGATTGAAAAGCGCTGCCTGCTGTCAGTCACGAATACCAAGGAGTCTGATGCCAAGGAATGCGATTCCGATGAGGATGGTATGAGCTACGTATCAGTACAGGATGCCATCGATGACGAATCGGTCATGGACGATGCAGAGGACGAGGAAGAAGTAATGAGCATCTTCTTTATCTTGCCTGGTAGAGTGCAGCAGCATGACAAGCCATACGGTAAAATAACTTGGGTTGGAGAGAAATCCAGATGGCCTCAATTCCTGACTGATTATAGAGTCAATGCCGACTATAGGTACAATGGCATAGCCTTCATCGATAGAGATCTCTATACGCTATCGATGAATACCGATACGGCAGGTACCACATCACTGAGTCAGATTCAAGGCAAAGTTATCAAAATAGATAACCGAAACTGCATGGAAGTGAAATTCAAGTCTGCTGATATTCCAGATCCATCGAAGATATACATCATCAGGAATAAGCGATTCGTGTGCGAAAAGATAGAGATGGAAGTCAAGGATGATACTATCGAGCCTATCTATACAGGCTACTTCTATATGCTATCATAATATAATAAGGTGAGGTACGTTTCCGTATCTCACCTTATTATATATATACTATAGTATGCCTTTATAATTCTTGATATACTCATTCGCAGCCTTGATATCCTTAGGAGTGTAGATATCCGTGATGAGTATAGAGGAGTGTCGTGCCTGATCTCTGACCGACAAGACATCGGCATTCGCCTTCAGCATATTGGTGATGCCGGTATCCTTCAAGCTGTAGAACTTATAGCGGTCGGAGAAGCCGAGCGCCTTGCGCAGGTTTCTGCCCCAATAATCTCTGAAACTCTTCTCGCTCTTGCGAATCTCACCAGGGCAGAAGTTATCTGAGAACAGATAATAGTGACTAGGGTATGAGAAGACATTGAGGTCAATCATCAACTTGATGACGTGAGACGGCAGTGTGATGACGGCATCATTTCCGTTCTTAGTATGCGAACCATGGAGCGATAGTGTTTGAGCTTCCAGATGGAAGTCTTCAATCTTCAGGTACGAGAGTTCGCGCGGTCGGACGAAGAGATAGTGGAGTATCTCACAAGCAAGCAGGTAGTGCCTGTTTTTCTCAAATAGGTAGTTGCGAATCTGCATCATCACGTCATCAGGTATGACCTCACGCTCCTTCAGATGGCGGTTTCTGATTCTGCTGAATCCTTCTGTCGGATTGCGAGAGATATAACCACGCTCAAGAAGATAAGAGGAAAATGTGCGTAACCAGCCGAGATAATTGTTCCTGGTTATAATGGTGTTGTTGCGGTCGATGAAGACGTAGTCAAGGAACTTGGAGACGAACTGTCTGTCGAACTGATAGGAGAAGTGGATGTCTATCTTCTTCTCCTCAATCCAGAGTTCCATGACTCGCACACGACTAGAGTAGTCGATATACGAATCATCACGCAAGCTATGCTCATTGCATAGCTTCTCGAGATATCTCTTATATCGTTCCAGGACAGTTGTGAAGAGGGTGTATTCAAGAGGGCGATCCTTCACTACCCATGGATTCCAGCCACTCTCTAGCTTTTGGGTGATGCGCTTCATCAGCTGATCAGCATACACTCTCTGATTATGCTTGCCCTTGATGTGGTCAAGCATAATCTTCTTTTGATGCATCTTGCCGATTGCTGGATCGAAGCAAGAGAACGAAACATAACACTCGCTTTTCTGATGGAAGGTAGGAAGCTTCCACGCAATGACATGGTGAATATCGTCACCAGCCAAACCTGAGAAATAATTTTTTTTAGCCATATCTTTAATTTTTTAGAAATATGGCCTAAATCTTATCATTTTATATACTTTTCCGACTTTTCACCGAGTATTTTTGTAGCGAACAGCCTATATTGTCTGATACTCAATAAGTTATCGCAAATCTTGTCGGGATTACTGGACTCGAACCAGCGACCTCATCGTCCCGAACGACGTGCGCTACCAACTGCGCTAAATCCCGTTTTGTGGTACTTATGAGCACAAAGACGCTGCAAAGGTACACCAAAATCTCCATAATACCAAATAAAAAAGCACTTTTTTATCTTTTTTGAAAAGTTTTTCACTTAAAAATTTGGTGGAACCAAATAATTGTTGTACCTTTGCACCCGCAAATGAGAAATCATCTGTAAGAGTATGGTGCCATAGCTCAGTTGGTAGAGCAAAGGACTGAAAATCCTTGTGTCCCCGGTTCGATTCCTGGTGGTACCACTTAAAAAGCCGAACTTCTTCAAAGAGGTTCGGCTTTTTGTGTTTATAAGGCTTTTTCTCATTATGGGCGCATTGCAGTCTGGATTCCTGCGTCTTTTTTCTTTCTTTTCCCTTTTTCTTCGATATATTTCGGGTATTTGTCCCTTTTGTTGCTAGATTTGTCTGATATTTAGCGTGAGATTGCGGTATTCTAACCTACTTTTGCAATCGAAATCAAATAAAAAATCAAAAGAACCTGAAAACAATTAAGCAAAATGAATCACGTCTTAAGCAAAACAAAACAGAGAAGTCTCCTTCTCGTGGCATTGTTGCTCATGGGATGTTTGCAGCTTTTCGCTCAGACTCGCACCATTAAAGGTGAAGTGACAGATGCACAAAATGGTGATCCTCTTATCGGCGCTACCATTATGGTAGAAGGCGAAAAGGGTGGTACGGTTACTGATTTCGACGGTAACTTTGTTCTTCAAGTATCTTCTTCTGCCAAGAAGATCAAGGTATCTTATATAGGTTATATAGATAAGATACTGACAATTTCTGATAACATGCAGGTGAAACTCGAATCGGATAGCAAGGCGCTTGCCGATGTCGTAGTCATCGGATATGGTACGGCGCGCAAGAGCGACCTGACGGGTTCCGTGGCTACGGTGAAGGCAAAGGACTTCAACAAGGGTCTCGTTTCTTCGCCAGAGCAGTTGATCAATGGTAAGGTTTCGGGTGTACAGATCATGTCCAACAGTGGTTCTGCCTCAGCAGGTAGTACCATCCGTGTGCGTGGTGGTGCTTCTCTGAATGCCAGCAACGACCCGCTTATCGTGCTTGATGGTGTGCCATTGGAGCAGGGTGGTATTTCTGGTAACAGCAGCAACTTCCTCAGTATGATCAACCCATCTGATATCGAGAGCATGACCGTATTGAAGGATGCTTCCTCAACTGCCATCTATGGTTCCCGTGCATCCAATGGTGTCATCATCATTACCACCAAGAAGGGACAGCAGGGCGGTTTGAAGGTGAACTTCAATACTACCAACAGTATGCAGACCCGTGCACAGATGGTGGATATGCTGAGCCATGATGATTTTGTGAATGTCATCAATCAGTTTGGTACCGATAACCAGAAGTCATTGCTCGGCAATGC